TTATTTAATGTATGTTCCGTATGATGAGAGTAATAAGAAACATAAATTTCAAAAATCGGAAGTGAGTGGTATGGAATGGTTTACATTGGAAGAATGTTTACAAAACATACGGCCATACAATTTAGAAAAAAAGGAAGTCATAAATAATGTTCAAAAATGTTTGGAAAGTATACGTATGATATCAATGAATAAAAATAATAGGACTTAGTATAATGGAAGTGACGGAAAATACGTCTCCCTTGCCAGACATGCCTAAAGAAAGGAAAAAGAGGGCGAGAAAAGGATATAGATGGGACCCGAAATTACAACAAGAAGTACCTGTGGAGCAATATAGGAAAACGAGAAAACTGACTAAATATGGATTGCCTCGTTGCCCAAATGGACAAGTACGAGACCCGAAAACAAAAGAATGTGTCCCTAAACATAATATTACACGGAAATCCACTTCGCCTAAAGAAGATGAACCTATAGAAGAAAATGTGACAGATGAAGATGATGAACCACCTAAAGAAGATGAAACAGATAAGGAACCAGAACCTGAAGAAGATGAATCAAAAGATGAACCACCAAAAGAACCAGAACCACCTAAAGAAGAAGAACCACCTAAAGAAGAAGAACCACCAAAAGAACCAGAACCTGAAAAAGATGATAACGAGACAAAAATAGATAACCCAAATCCAGGTGGTCTAGAACAAAAAGTAAATAATGAAGAACTAGTATTGGAATCCAAAACACAGGAATCTTCTAAACCTTCCTTTTTAGCTTCATTATTGCCTGCATCTATTTCTAAAAGTCTCGGTATATCAACATCAGAAGAATCGCCTAAAGAATCTGATAATTCAGAATCAATAGAATCAAAATCAGATGAATCAGAAAAAGAAGAATCAGAAAAAGAAGAATCGGAATCGGAATCAGAAGATGTACAAAGAGAAGAAACACAAGAAGAAGACGAAGAATTTATAATGGACAATAATCAAGAAACATTTAGAGACGAAATTAATGAATACAATTATCTCAAAGAAAACGTATCCGAGAAAAACTACCTATATCCAAACATGAATGACCCCAATTTTAGCGGGAAAATTCTCTCAAAACAAGAATTTCAAACCAATAAATTCAATGGAACTATAAATAAAAATATTGAAGAAGAGGCCGACAAACAATGTGAAACCCCATTTGAAATCATGCCCCATCAACAATTTGTTCGCAATTTCATGTCTTCTCAAACTCCATACAATAGTCTTTTATTGTACCACGACTTAGGAACAGGCAAAACATGTAGTGCGATAGGTATTACCGAAGAGATGAGACAATACATGAAACAAAGCGGAGTGGAACAAAAAATAATAGTCATTGCCTCTCCCAATGTACAAGAAAACTTCCAATTGCAACTGTTTGACCCGTCTAAATTAAAAGAACGCAATGGGTTATGGTCTCTCAATACATGTGCGGGAAATATCTTGCTAAATGAAATCAATCCCACATTTGTAGAAGGAATCCCACGAAAAAAAGTCATTTCCATGGTCACCAATTTAATCAAAAAATATTACAGTTTTATGGGATATGAACAAGTGGCGTTGTATAGTGAATCCGACCAAAAGAGACAAGAACACAAAGACAAACGTAAAAGCAAAGCGAAACGAACACTGGACACGCGCATTGACGACAACATACCCGAAATTATCAATATGGAACCGCTTTCAAATGAAGATGACCCAGAAACACGAAAAATGAAATTGAAATTAATCAAACGTTTGCGCAATATGTTTGACAATCGTCTTATTGTCATTGATGAAGTACACAATATGTTGGCCCATAGCAAAGACGATAAAAAACGGTCATCTAAAATATTGTCTAAAATTGTTCGGTATTGTGAAAACACACGATTCGTCTTTCTCTCGGCAACACCAGTTTACAATAGCCATACTGAAATTACTTGGTTAGTCAATATGATGAATCTAAATGACAACCGTGCCACTATAAAACAAAGTCAATTGTTTGATTCTGATGGAGGTTTTGTCCAAGAAAAAGTAAGTAGCGACAATGTCATTACACAAGAAAGTGGACAAGATTTATTGCGACGGAAATTAATTGGTTATGTCTCGTATGTACGCGGAGAGAACCCATATAGTTTCCCCTATCGTATTTATCCGAAAGATTTCGCCGAACCGGAACATGTGTTGGCCACGTATAGTTACCCCACCAAACAAATGAATGGGTCTACTATTGAAGATTCACCTGAGAAATACGTACTAGACAATGTATTTGTAACGAAAATAGGGTCGTATCAAAATCATGCGTATTTGGCCGTTATTGCTAAATTAATGGAAAATGAACAATTTGCTAAAAAGGGCGTCGTGATGGATGAAAATACCAAGAAAGCCAAAAGAGGTTTTGGATTCCAAGAATTGATTACTCCGTTGAGTATTTTGAATATGACTTATCCGTATGAAGCTCTAGAAAACCATATTGAGACAAATCCGAATGAAGACTATAAAAAACAATTGCAACCACTACATGGTACCGAAGGATTGTTCAATACTATGGATTATGAAAAGGAAAACGTACCTCAAGGAAATGCCAATATGAAGATTTATAGTAATTTCAGCTATAAACCAGCCATTTTGGAAAAACACGGCCGCATTTTCCAAAAAGACAATCTCCAAAAATTCAGTGGCAAAATCCATTCTATTGTCTCAAGCATTGAAAAATCATCCGGTATTGTATTAATTTATTCTAAATACATTGAAGGTGGGTTACTCCCTATGGCATTGGCTTTAGAAGAAATGGGATTTATGAGATATTCTTATGCGAGTCATGTTAAATCATTTATGAAGGAAAAACAACCGCCTCTTGACCCCCTTACCATGAAACCCAAAACGGAAAAGTCCAAATCGTTTGCCAAATACGTAATGATTACCGGAACACGTTCTTTCTCACCAGACAATGCCAAAGATTTAGAAATGGTATTTCATCCAGACAATAAAGAAGGTGAATTGGTGAAAGTGGTCATGATTTCTCAAGCGGGCAGTGAAGGCATTGATTTCAAATGCATAAGACAAGTTCACATTATGGACCCATGGTACAATATGAGTCGTATGGAGCAAATTATAGGGCGTGCGGTGAGAAACAAGAGCCATTGTGCTTTGCCATTTGAGAAACGCAATGTAGAAATTTATATGCATGCTACATTGTGTGAAAACGACAATGAAAGTGCCGATATGTATTTGTATAGGTTAGCTGAGAGGAAAGCGATACAAATTGGCCATATTACACGAATTTTAAAAGAAACCGCGGTGGATTGCATGTTGAATTTAGAACAAAACAACTTTACGGAAGAAAACATGGATGCTACTATACAATTGACTCTCTCATCTAATCAAAAAAAAATTGACTTTAAAGTCGGAGACAAACCGTTTTCTAGTAAATGTGATTTTATGGAAACATGTGAATATAAATGCAATGGCACTAAAAAACAGCTGAAAACGGATGAACATACCTATAACATATCGCATTTGAGTCGCAGCTATGACCAAATCTCCAAACGAATTAGACAATTGTTTCAAGACCAACCGGCTTATAAAAAAGAGTCATTGAGACAATCCATTCAAGTTGGAAAACCCTATAACATCCAGGATATTTATTATACTTTAGGCGTTTTTCTCAAAAACAAAGAACGATTGACCCATAAAGGAAAACAGGGGCATTTAATCAAAAAAGGGGACTATTATAGTTTCCAACCCATTGAAATCACCAATATTCATTCCTCCATATATGAACGTATGGCACCTATAGACCATAAACCGTCTCATGCAACTATACGATTGCCGGAAGAAAATGAAGTGCCTATTGTTCCAGACGACCCGAATCTAATTGAAATTGTCTCAAAGAAAGAAATACAAGAAGAGAAAGAGGAAGAGAAAGAGAAAGAGGACGAACCTCAACCACGCATTTCGGTACAATACAATGAAAACGATTATGGACGTATTGAATCTACTATACAAGAAAACATGGATAGTATTACCAATACTATTCCATATGTCCACAAAACGACGAATAAATTCACGGATTTTGCGAAAATGGGATATCAAATATTGACAACACGTCATGATTTGAAAGAAGAAGATGTAGTGTATTATTTAATTTTGCACTATATTGAAACATTATCATTCAATGACAAAATGGTTTGTATTAAAACATTGTTCCAAGAAAAAAAAGATTTTGAGAGAAATGTGGTCAAAACGTATACTTCTCTCAATGATGTAATTTATAGTTACTTTCGTTCAGAAATAATTGAACAGGATGATATTATAGGAATATATATAGGTAATGATTCGGAAAACCAATTGTTATTGTGGAAAGGTGGCAAATGGGAAGATGGCAAGGATTTCATTGTGGATGTTGAGAAAATAATGCCTAAAGTAAATGAAAAATACAATAAATTAGAAGGTCTTCTCTCAAAAGTCCGAAATGAATTGAATAAACACAATGTGAATCAATCTATGGTAGGATATGTTTCGTATATTTCCAAAGAAAACGTGTATGAATTTAAAACCAAGGATTTATTTCAAGGTCGGAATAGTAAAGGGGCACGTTGTATTCAAGAACCGAAACCTACCAATATAAAACGAATCAATGAATTATTGAACTATTTAGATAAACCGAATACAGAACATTATCACAATGAAACTCTTTTTGAAGGATTCAATATCTATAAACAAGTATTGTGTGTTGTATTTGAAGTGTTATTGAGACACCATACGAAAACATCCGGTGAAACATGGTTTTTAAACTACCAAGAGTCTCTCTTTATTCATCCTAGTTTATTGGTTTATGACAAAGAAAAGTCGGATTGGTCGGACGCAACAAAGAAAAAGTTGAAAAAATGAATTAGAAACTAAATGTACTATATATATAACAATGGCTGCCAACAAAATCAAAATGACCCAAAATAATAAAGTTACCCAACATAATGTTGCGCTATATACGAATGCGTTATTGGAAATGAATGTATTGTTATTTCCACAACATATTGGTTCTTCTAAAACGAAAGAAAATTTGAAACAAACAATTATGCATTTTGTGGAAGGTAAGTGTATATCTGAAGGTTATGTGAAACCCAATACAGTAACTATAAAAAACTATTCATGTGGAAATGTAAAAGGAGACAAAGTGGAATTTTGCGTGATTTTTGAATGTAAAATATGCAATCCAGCCGAAGGTACATGGATAAATAAATGCAAAGTGAAAAGCGTGACAAAAGCCGGTATTCATGCCAATGCATATGATGACCGAAATAATGTTCCGGTTACAGTGTTTGTAATCAGAGACCATTTTGCGGACAATTCGTATTACAATACAATCAAAGAAGAAGACGAAATTGATGTAAAAGTGATTGGTTCGCGTTTTGAATTAAATGATTCATGTATTGAAGTTATCGGGAATTTAATGCCTAAACCTAAATAATTTGAGGTATAGTATTTTTACAAAGGGGGACTTTTTTTTACAACCATTTCATTTTATAATTAAAAACAGTTTAAATAAAATATGCTTTATTTAAACAAATATGTCTCAATTGATTGAAAAAATTAACAAGTTGGAACCGAAAGAACATGTAGTTATAGGAACAATATTGCGTAAATATCCTGCCGTTAAATTAAACGAAAACAAAGGAGGTGTAATGGTCAATGTTTCAACTGTACCCGAAGAAGCCGTACAAGAAATAGAAAAATATATTGATTACGTCTCCACTCAAAAAAATGTTCTTGATAAAATTGAATTACAAACAAAAGAATATGAACAGTATTTAGTATAGTTTTGCGTACACGAATGACAATGTATTGGACCAATTCAATAATTAGTACTATAGATGATTATAGTGATTGCGATTTGAAATTATGCGAATCACATATGATGAATATTGACGATAAAATGGATATGGATAATGAAAATCAAGAATCTATAGACAATAATCCAATCACAATGCCAAATATACAAGAAGAAACCATACAAGAAAAATGTAGGAAACGATTAGGTTATGTTCAAAAATGTCAAGACCCACTGTTTTGGACATTATTTTTAGCCAAATATGGGATTCATGAATACAATCGCACAAAAAACAATGGAAATGTTGAAATGAAAGAGAAAAATGAAATGTCATCGTATTTTCATAAAACCGGTTCGTCTAAATTAAACAATTGTTTGCAAACGAAAATTACTAAATGTGGTTGTGGCAATATGGCATCCGATATATTAACCGAACCACGGTTGACTTGGAAATCCCTTTATTTAGTATGTGCTTATTACGAATGTAATATTTATATTGCCGATATAGAAAAGAAAACATATGTGACGTATTTGAGACAAAACCCAGAATTGTATCCGACATATGTGTTGTATAGGACCCGTAAATCCAATCCAATATATTATTTAGACACAAATGAACAATTGTATGGTTTAGAATATATTGTCAACCATTTTGTGTATATTATGAGTTATGAAAAGCCGTTTAAAGGAGTATCTAATTATAAAGTCTCTGAATTGGAATCATTTGCCATAAAAATGAATATAAAATATGAACCTAAAACGAAGAAAAATGATTTGTATGCGATTATCGCACTTCGTGCGAGCGAAGCGAGCACACTATAATAACATTTATGATAATTATAATAATTATAATAATAATTATCATACCGATTACAGTTTTTCCATAATATTGGTTACCAAATTAGAAATTGGAAATGATTTTCTTCCTGTATCACTCGGTGTAATGTATTCAATAAAGAATTTATAAATATTTTTGTCATTTATTTTTAACCATCCAAAATACACTATTAACGCAATAATCATTGCATAAACGTCTTCTTTTGTCGTGTTATGACTATACAAGAAATACAATGGAATGAATTTAATGAATATATTCGCAATTAGAAAGGCCAACACATATTCCATTTTTTTTTTATAGTAAATCATAATTGACATTTGAAAGACCGTGAAACCCACCGCAATTATAAAAAGCCATTTTGGATTGTATGGTATGATTTTTGCAATATATAGGAAAAACCATAACAACATCCAATAGGAAAAGATTAAATCCATTCTACCTGGGGTAATTTGTTTACTCATATAAAATTGAAAAAGAAAATTAAAAATATCTTTTTTAATCTTCTTATACACTATAGTTTCGTAATTATGGCATCATCTAAAGATTTTGAGGATACGGTGAGACATTATTTAGTCAATTGCAGTAAAGTGCAAAACGAACTGAATACAAGAAATGTTAGTCCTGAATTAGAAATCCGGTTTGGTACGAATCCAAAACAAGCCAAACCGATTTCTAGTGTAGATTATCAAAATGTAGTCACCTTATTAACGCAAAATGGTTGGAAAACCGACAAGATTCAAGGTATGCAAATGTTACGTATTATTCCAAATCGTATTGTTGGAGCTCATGAAGAACCTCCTAAAGCACTCGAAAAAGAACAAGAACAAAAAGAACAAGAAAAAGAACCCGACCAAAAAGAAACACACAAACAAGAAGGCGGAAGGGTGAAAATGAAATCGTCCAACATACGTGCTGAAATATACGGGGTTCAATTAATACAATCTTATTGCGAACATAACGATTTAGAAAAAATGAAATTGAAATATAATCATTTAGAAGACCTTAAATTCACTAAAAAATCAAAAATATTAAACGAACAAACAAATAAAAACTTTGAACATTTAAGATTCCAAGATTTCAACTTCAACGTGGCTTATGTACAAGAGGAAGAATATCGCATCACTAGCAATTATGCCCCTATAAAAAAACTATTTTACGATTGGAATACTTCACAAAAAGTATTTAGGTCCATTAATCGCGTACGATTTTATCACCCCGAATATCCCGTATTCGTGGACTTGAGTATTGTCAAAACCAATCGCAAACACGTCAATCGCACCACAAATAAAAAAGACCCCATACCCACTGAAACCATACAAGAAGCCTCCGTATTTACTATGCCCCCCGTATATGAAATTGAATTGGAACTAGACAACGCAAAAACCAAACACTTTAGAGACGAAAACAAATTCCAACTCTACATGACCAAAATACGGCATTGCATCCGACTTATATTAAGCGGACTTCAAGGTACCCCATACCCAATTTCATACGACGAACAAGAACTCGCATTACATGATTACATGATTCGTATGTATGGCGATTCATGGAAAGAAAGTAAAAATCCATATCCCTTTTTCGTAGGACCCAATTCTATTCCTATGCAATTGGAAAATGTGGTTAGCAATAGAGACCAATTGTCATCGGTACCCTATATTATAAACGACTATAGTGTCACTGAAAAAGCGGACGGCGAACGTTCATTAATGTATGTAAATAAAACGGGTAAAATCTATTTGATTACATATGGTTTAAAAGTATTGTTTACCGGGGCAATTACCAAACAAAAAAACTGTTTTGATTCCTTATTAGATGGAGAATTTATTATGTATGGTAAAGAAAACAAACGACTGTTTATATATGCCGCATTTGACATTTATTATTTCGGCGGAATGCAAAAAGACGCACACGTGAGAGAATTGCCATTTATGACAAATGATGAATCTATACTAGAAGACAAAACACGGCTGTCTTTATTGAATAAATTCCACCAAATGCTGGAATTGCAACACGTGACTAAAAATTCGGTTTGCAAATTCCACATGCGTGTCAAACACTTTGAATCGTGCGGAAATCATCAAACCATTTTTGAAGCATGTTCACGCATATGGGAAAAACGAGACCATTTTGACTATGAAATTGATGGACTCATTTTTACACCTATGCAATTCGGTGTAGGTGGCAATAAAATGCACGAAGCCAACGAAATCAATGGCAAGAAATTCACCTGGAAACACAGTTTCAAATGGAAACCGCCAACATACAACACAATTGATTTCTTAGTCACTACAGTCAAAGACAAAGATGGAAAAGATTTAGTTAAACACGTGGTTCATGAAAATGGCAACATGATGAATGAAGCCATAGAATACAAAACCTTAATGCTAATGTGCGGGTTTGACAAAAAGCGCGATGGCTTTATGAACCCATTTGACGACGTATTGTTTGATAACATTCCAAAAGACAATTATGGAAAAAACGACGAATCCAAATACGACGCGGTGCCATTTGTACCTACCGTTCCTTATCACCCGGAAAGCTATTTGTGCCATATGCCATTAACTAAAACCGGCTTCCAAACCTTTCGCATGAAAACAGTTGAAGGCGATTACTTTGACGACGATACTATAGTGGAATTCCAATACGCCAAAGACGACGACACCAAACAAGGGCCATGGAAATGGGTACCCCTGAGGGTCCGTTTTGATAAAACGCAACAACTGCGTGAAGGCAAGAAATCCATGAATAACTACGTTACTGCCAATGACAATTGGAAATCTATACATTATCCAGTGACTGAGAAAATGATATGCGGTGCGGAAACAGTTTCATCGGTGGAAACGACGGATGGGATTTACTATAGTTTAATTGAACGTTCGTCACCATACACGAAATCATTGAGACATTTCCATAATTTATATGTTAAAAGCAAGTTGATTGAAGGAGTGGCGAATTATTTGCGAAATCGTATGCATGTAGACAATGTATTGTTATTGGATTATGCGGTTGGAAAAGGCGGTGATTTGTCTAAATGGATGCGTTCCAATGTTTCATTTGTGATGGGGGTTGACAATCACGGCGACAATATTCACAATAAAGAAGACGGGGCATGTGTACGTTATTTAACTGCCCGTAAAAAAGACAAAAATATGAAACTAAGAGCATTGTTTTTAGAAGGCAATAGTTCGCTAAATATTAGAAAAGAACAAAAGGCATTTGATGACGTTTTAGGAAAAGATTTAGTGCAATCCGTATTTGGCATTGGTAAAAATATGAATCACAAGAAATACGTATTTAAACATGGTATTGCACAAGAAGGATTTCATATTAGTTCGTGTCAATTTGCGATGCACTATTTCTTTGAAAATACTACCACATTACACAGTTTCTTACGCAATTTGTCACAATGTACACGACTACATGGATATTTTATAGGTACCTGTTTTGATGGTCAAAAAATATTCAAGATGTTGTATAAGCGAGGCAACGGAACTTTGATTAAAGAAGGTGAATCTATAATGATTGAGCGTGATGGGAAAAAAGTGTTTCAAGTTGTGAAAAAATATAGTTCCACTATGAATGAATTTCTGGATGATGAGACAAGTGTAGGAGTACCCATCCATGTGTATCAAGAAAGTATTGATAAGATGTTTATAGAATATTTGGTCCATTTTGAATATTTCAAACGTTTAATGGAAGATTATGGTTTTGTATTGGTTGAAAAAGATGAATATAAACTAATGGGGCTAAATGAATCCACTGGATTGTTTAATCGTATGTTTAATATGATGCAAAAAGAATTGGCGGATGACCCTGAATTATTTGTCAAAGACGCACCTTTAATGACTAGTGATGAAAAATACATTTCGTTTTTGAACCGTTATTTCATTTTCAAGAAAGTCCGAGATTTATCCGACAGCTCATTGAAAAATATGGAAAATCTTATAAAAGAAAACGACGAAAAAGAAGAAAAAGAAGATGAAAAAGAAGACGAAATCTTGGAACCAGATGCAAACGAAGAAGCAAAACCAGAAGCAAAGCCGAAGAAAATACGTAAAGTGAAAAAAGAACATGTAATTTTGAACGAAGACAATTATTCTCCTATAGTGGAAGATTTATTGTTTGACGACCCAGAAATACAATCGTTTTACAATAGAATGGCCCAAAAAACGAAAAAGAAAATCGCCATGATTCCGATTAACGAACAAAAACAATTTGTTGAAAAACTATGGCAAAAGAAAAAGAACAAATAATATAAACACTTCTTATGAAAGTATCATAAGAAATGTACAAGAGCCAACCATATTACATCAAACAACAAAATGTACCGCAAAAACGAATCAATACGATGATATATTATTTATTTCCCCGTTTTTGTTTATATCCCAATAGTCAATTAAAATGTGCATATTATAATACATTATGTGTGATATCCCCTTCACAATATTACTATATAAACGAAATCAAAAATCGAATTGAAAACACACCGCATTGGGGGAAAAAATCCAAAAACATTTATGAGAAACTTTGCAATAAAATAACTATCGCCCAATGTTCAATCGTTTTTTTTGAAATCATTGAAGTATGCCAATTGATGCATTTTAATTGGAATCATTATAGTACATTTACCAGTTTGCATTTTGATAAGGCATCCATTAAATCCATCTCTTATTTAAGACGCAATTTAAAAAACGACGAAACTATATTATGTAAATCAAACATGTTGGAGAAATACAAGACGATTACAACGCCATTTGTGGATGTTGCATTTTGTTCGGCGTATTTAGACGAAGAATATGAAAATTGCATTGAATTGTTTAAACAAATTTGTATTGTATTGTGTATGCAAAAACAAAAGGGGTCGTGTATTATAAAATTTGGAGAAAGTTATAGTACCCTGTCATTGGACATTTTTTGTTTGCTTTCTTATTTTTATGAAAAAACGTATTTTATAAAACCCAGTGCGTCCGACTTGTCTACTGGCGAAAAATACATTGTTTGCAAACATTTTTTACACGAAAAATTAACCGAAAAAACGAAAACAACCATTTTCTCTTTGTATAATCAAATTACGAATAGCAAATTGATGCTGAGTCGTATTATTAATATAGATATTCCTTTATTTATTACGAGCAAAATGGAAGAAATCAATTCTATTTTCGGTCAACCCCGGTTGGAATACATACAACAATTGTTGTCTCAAAGTGAAATAAAAGAAGACACATCTGACCATAAATGCCAAGAATGGATTCAAAAATATATCCCTGAATTGGCTTTAACTAACATTTAACCAGGGTTCCGTCTTTCTTAATGACGGGTGTACATATATTTGGATACCCCACTTTGTCTTTAATCGTATAGCCATTCGCCGGAACACCATACGACAATGCATTTGCTGTTTCTGCCCCATAAGCATCCCTCATTTTAGACCCTGTATCTGTGATAGTATCGTATTTTAAACGGGCCAACCGCGAGCTGGAGTCTACTGCCCCTTGTACACCAAATTTCTCATTATTGGGTTTATAATATACAGGAACGTATTCGGTCATAGATGACCCATTGCCACAATATTGAATTGTATTGGATGCATATACATTTTCCGCACTATTGGCGGCACTTTCAATACGCAAATTATTGAATTGATTTTGTTTAAACGTTTTGTTTCGTCCATGTAAATATTGAGACGCGGAACCATAACTCTCCGGACGATTGTTTTTCGCATTGTCATATCGCGGACGATTCATGCCCGAACTTCGCACACGCCGTCGTGCATTGTCGGCCGCCGAAAAGGATTGAATGTATTTGCTATTTTGGTATTCCGGTGTATTGACCACCAATGAATCGTCACATGAATTACAAGGACGTGCCCCAAGCGAACCTTCCAATGGGACTTCAATGTCTCTTTGTACTCCAGTACATGCACTAGATGCACTTTGCAATACTGCACCACCTGGTGTTTCCATATCTAAATAAATGGATTGAGATTTGCGTGGGTTGCTAGACGAAGGCAAAATGGATGCGATTTCGCGCCTATAGTGTTTCATAGGCATGGGTCTCAATAACATATGTACAGGTGCATCACTAGATAACACATTTTTATTTTTCTGCAATACAGAACTTATTTGAGAAAACGTTTTTCCTTTCCACTTGGTTAAAGGTATTTTTTTCAGTCCTAAACGACCTTCTGTACTGGATTCCATATATTATACATTTATGAAAAAAAGTGTTATAAAAACCCAGTTAAACATTTTTAAATACAATACAATAAGAATGAATCTTTTTGTATTGGAGTTAGAAGACTATGAACCCGCCTTTTTCTACTTCTTGGATTCAAAACCGAATCTAATTTTAGATAACGGCATTTTCACTAAAGTTATTTATACGCATACCTTTTTTACATTAAATAGTGTATTGTTTAATGTCCCTATAGAAATCAAAAAATACGAGAAAATACAAAACAAATACATACTGCTTTTTGATACTGAAAATGAAAAGAATCAA